CGTAAATTCATCGAATGGATCAACCACATATAGTTTTTTCATGCCCATTGTTTCTATGTTGTGGAAGCGTCTTGGATATGAACCTATAGCGGTGTTGCTTGGAGACGAACAGAAGTGGAATTCACATCAGGCGAACAAATTTGTACTGCAGGAAACGCGGAAACATGCAAGAGTACAATTTATTCACGGCATCCCAGGATATAAAGATAGTACGATCGTACAGACGTGCCGCGTCATCGCGTCAGCAATACCATGGTTGACGGACGATGACTACATATTGACAAGTGATGTGGATATGCTACCGTTATCTAAGAAGTTCTTTGAGAAGCAGGATTGGAATAAGGATTTTCACATCTTTTCTGCGGATGCTTATGCTGATATCACAAAGGGGCTGAAGCCACCTAAGTTCCCAATCTGCTATCTTGGCGCAAAGGTGGGGCTCTGGCGCAGCGTCATGAAGATAAATTCGTTGGATTTCCAGCAGGAATTACAGGCATCATTTAAAGGGCGTATGGACTCATGGGACAATGATGAGATGTATGTATCGCACAAGATCCTGACCTGCGTAGATTACCCGCGGAAGTTTCAGTTGATGGTCCGCACATGGCCGTCCAGCAGGGCTGATAGACGTATAGATCGCGATGCCTGGCAATTTCAACCCAACGCCATCGATTGTCATTGTCTACGGCCTGGATTTAAACACATACCGCAGATATCTCAAGTATTGTCTCACTTCTTCCCGTCTGATATGTTATACTTTAATACGTATATTAACGAATTCGTACGTCACCTCAAGGCTTCGTAATCTTCCGTTCGCTGTCTAACTGTTTTATAATACCAATACACTTCTCTAGCTCTTGATGAGCGGCATCGTATGATCGTTCTTTCGCATGCATGCGCTCAAGCCTTCTGAAGGTTTCGTCCATCGTGTGTTTAAATTTCCCATGGCCACGATGTTGATGCTCGAAAACGAGGTCCCTGCGCAGTCGTATTTTCCCAGCTCTACGGAAGGCCTGGTCCCAGAATTGATCCATCCACATCCTGCGAAAGCCAGGAAACATGTAAAATCCGCATCGTTCGTGGACGATCTTGTGTGTGAAGAATAGTGTCGCCATATCACCCCGCTGGCAATGTACGTCGTCACCATAGACTAGAATAGCTGGGTCCTTGCTAAAGAGATCTAAAACAACGTCGTCCCAGCCGCGCGTTGTGATTCGACAATCATCACCGAAGAACCCAAGGATGTCATATGCTGCATGTGCATATATAACGTTCCAATATTGTGAGAGATGTGGATCGCCATCGGGGTGCTTGGGGACGGCCGTAAAACTCACGCGCAACTTTACCTGTTGACGCAGTGATTCGCAGATCTGTTTTGTTGCTGTGTCGTCAGCATGTCCGCCGAATATTATCTCTATTCTACTATGTTGGTGTGCGGCCCTGTCTGCGGCGCGCGCAAACTCAGCGCATGCCTGCGGGCGCCGGTAGGTCGGTATTAAAATCGAAATGCCTAGCCTGGTTTCGCGCATGGGTCGATCGGTTGCCCGACATAACTTCCAAATCGCATAGGGCTATGCTGTGGAAACGGTATTGCAACGCCGGCGGGTGAATCTACGCCGTGGTTAAGTGCGTTGTGTTTGATGCGTGGCCAAATAATCTTACGCAAGAAGTCCTGATCGGTGTATTTGTTACACATGTCGTCCTTAGCGATCCAATTCTTACTAAGCTGTGGGGCATCTTTTATTACGCCTCCCCGAATACCCCACATGCCGGCTAGAATGGTTTCTGTCTTATGAGGCGCCGGCCAATCTTTCATAAGATGCGCTGCCTTGCCCGATTTTATCCAATCTGCTACCGCTACCGCTTCACGTGAATTAACTCGCGAGTCACAGTCACGCAATAAGCAGTATTCGATAGTAGGATCGCTTATTGCGTTGATCCTCCAGAATAATGCATTCCAGTTCGGCTCTGGTTTCATAGCGAATATTTCGGCGCCCATTTCTCTCAGAGTAGACAAGACTGGCGACCTGGCGTCGATGTAGAATCTACATGTCCATCCTGGATATATAATCTTCGCTTCTGCTACGTTGCCTATAGCGCCCCTATTGTAAATGTCTTGCTGTCCCCATAGCGAGAAGCTGATTATGCGTTTCCCCATTAGGCTGCAACCTCAATAGCATATATGCGCTGGTGCTGTTCTTTGATCGCGCGGATCCTATCTACTGTGTTAGATCCCATCAAGGTATTGATTTGAGATATGATGTTCTCAAAGGGTGGAAGATCATTCACGAAATATCGTGGCATATTATAAATGTCCATCATCCTACTTCTTGTGTCGGAGCTAAATAATATTGCTGGGCTGCCCGCTGATATGACACTATATGCGCCATGAACTCTTGTACCAACATACAATTTTGATCTACTGTATATTTCCAGCGCCTTTCGCCTATCTGTAATGAGGTGATGTTTGAGGTTTGGTAGGAGGCCCGTGGCTGTGTCGAAATCGCTTTTGGAGTGTGATACAATTACTATCTTGTGCTGGCGCGCCAATTCATACATGAGCTGGCGGAAATATCGACGGAAGGCATCAACATTTATTTCTTGCCCCATAGGATAATGTCCGGCGATATTTTGGAATGATCCTGTTAAGATGTCCTTCCCGGATGATAACTTGAAGTATTCCATAACCCACGCCGCTGGACACGATGCCATGCTGATCTTGTCGCTAAATCCCTTGACTAAATTATATGCTACAATGTCTCTTACAACGGTAGTGCTGCATTTGTGCGTAATTGCGCGTATGAAGTCGCACCAGGGTTTGGACGACAATGATGCGCTTCCATCTGAATGATATGGATAATAGGATCCGGCACCCAGGTTGAGAACTTTTTTGTTACTATTTAATAACTTCTGTCGCCATATAGGCGTAGACCATTCTGATGTACCGGAATGCTCATATTCTGCAACATACCAGTAGCATGGTGTGCCGGCGATGATGACGATGTCCGCCCAATCAATAATCTTCTGAGTTTCTGCGCGCTTGGTGGTTGCATCGTGTTTATGGATCTCTTTTATTTCTGATTTTCCTAATAGGCTTCTTAATAGATAATATATGCCGTAACGAACAAAGTCGTCGCCTGGATTGTGATTTAATGTCGTAACGACTGCGCATTTCATGATATGGCCCATCCGTTACGGTATGTCTGACTGACTGTCTTATCTTCCTTTAGCTTCATAAATTTTTGTGCTTTACATTCTTTGAGCACTTCGATGAAATTTGCAAATGCCGAATCAACGCAACGAATCTCGCGGGCGTTCATAATTACTTTATGCCAATCGAATATGCTGAATCCATCTACGTTTCTTACTTTGACGATGGGCAGACTGCTTCGTCCTACGTTGAATACCCCAGCAGATGCCTGATCATGGACGAAACAGTAGACGTTATGCTGGACGACGGCCCTAAATAATGCCTCTTCGTGTTGTACATCCCTTCGCCATTTTAGATCGTATCTCCTCTCAAGAGGGAGCCCAACCATGGCATATTTTATTGATACGAAGCTTTTCGACGACATCTCACCGATCTTTTCTGCCACTTTGGAGCCTGGGAACCCGAATGCCAGATCAACGACCTTCTGGAAATTATGTGCCTGAGCATAAATGACGGGAAGGATGTTCAGTTCAGTTTTGTCGTAATAGATCGGCGTCACGTATGGAATATGTCTCATGACGCTTTCGTATTTACGCGGCACGGGCCAGTAAACGTCGTAGTCATGGCTGAAATGCTCTGCGATGGGCATGCAGATAATGATATCGCCAAACCTGCCGGGCTGAACCATCAATAGTTTTTGTTTCATGTTCTATGTTTGCAATGTACGATCTGTTTACTCGCTGGAATGACATATTCCTCCATGCAGCGTCGGTAGGTATACTGTGACAGATCTCCATACGCTTTTCTCGCGATGTCGATTAGATCAGATCTGGCAGCAGCCTTATCTATCGCTGCTGCTATTTGTGGGATATTGTCTTCATTAATCTCCGGAATCTGGATATAATGCTTGCCAGGCTCTGCGGGGAAAGTATCCATTGGCTCGATGAGCATGACGGCCGACGAACCCACCGCCTGCCAGAGCCTCATGGAGGTAAAACTGGTGCCCTTGTAGTATTGGATATGCAATATTAATCGGGATTTGTTAAGCAACTTTTGGCGATCGCTGAGGAAAGCACCGGAGATGTCGTGGAATTTACATTTTAGTTTTCTTGCTATCTGATGTACTAGAGCTCTCTTGCCGGGCGCCGCTACATTATAGCTGCCATACCACACGACATCGTATAACTTTCCTGCATAGGCTGGTTCACCGAACACACGCTTCTCGAAGCCTATAGGTGTGAAGAATGTATTTTGTATGTGTCTTCGTATTAGATCACGGGCAAATTGACTATGGACGAAGATACCATCATATTTGGATTTCAGAAGCGAATTGAAATGTAATTGCTGAGTACCTTCTAGGCGTTCTCCTACCATCTCACAATACCTATATACAACATAACATCTCCTGTCCGGACAATTGGACAGATTGAACTCATGCCATACGATGAACATTATATGCTCATCATATAATTGTTTATCCCTTTGGCGGAGCAACTTGGCGAATGCGGCGACGTCCATGACGCTGGTCCATGGGCATGACTGGTTTAGGAGAGAAAATCCGCGGAATATTTCCTGGAATACAAGATCATGCTGCCTCATGACGTGGACATAATGCAAATTGGTTTCAGGATGTGTAATGGGCATGATAATACGTACGTTTGAGAGACGGTCATGCAAATATATTTTGAGATCATCGGAGGAACCTTAATGCCTGGATTTAACATCGGTGGGCAGGGCGACAATGTACCGTCCGCAACTGTCGAGACGCGCAGGAAGCATCGATGGGCGTGGGAGGTCATGGCCCAGGGTGTCTTTACGCAGCAGCGTGCCCTCCTAGTTTTGCAGAAGGCGGCTCGCCCCAGCTTCTCTTATGAAGAAGCTGTGATGCACCACAACCAGGAACAGGCATACTTTGCTGGTAAGCAAACCTGGGAGCCGATCGAGATTTCCTGGTACGATGCTGAACAGGGTGGCGATTTCCCGGATGTCTCTAAGGCGATTTATGAGTGGCTCAACAAGGTGACGAACACCTTCAATACGGCCAACGTTGACCCGCCGTCCTCCTACAAGAAGGAATCTAAACTTACGATGCTGGATGGTCAGGGCGCAACGACGGAAACGTGGACTTTGCACAACTCGTGGCCTCAGAAGGTAAATTGGGGTGATCTCGACTACACGAACTCAGAAATTCAGCTCATCGAAGTCACTCTCCGCTTCGATAGGGCGATCCGCAGCTAAGCAAAGCACCCTCAAGGACTCTGTCTGGCAAGGACAGAGTCCTTGTTGTATTCGGTGATACATGCCTGGTTTTGCCATCGGTGATCAGAGCGGTACAGGCCAGACGCCTGAAGCTACGGTGGAGATGCGGCGACTCCACCGCTGGCGGTTCACTGCTGTTAACGGCCTGATCGATCGTATACTGATTTATGCCTTTAAGGCTGACCGGCCAAAACCAACGATAGACCCTATTACGATACACCGACAGCAGGAGGAGATTTATTTCCCTGGGAAGATAAAATGGGATCCGGTGAACATATCATTCTATGAGTCTGAGAATCAGCCTGATACGGCGATTCAGCTGGCTAAATGGATTAAGGCAGTCTTAGATTGGAAGAACGGCCTCGGACAAGATAGGCGTTCAGATGCAGAACTAGAGATGTTGAGCGGCCAGGATTCACCGACATATAAGATAACGATGAAGCGTGCCTGGCCCAGCTCGATCACCCCAGATGAACTGGATTACTCAAGCAGCGAAATATCTAAGATTACAGTACAGATGCGATATGATAAGGCAGACTTACCCACAGCGTGACCAATGCCGGGATTCAGCATATTCACTCAAGAGCAGGAAGCGGCTCCGCCCCCAAAGGCTATTTTCCCGACGTTCCTATGGGTTATCCGTAATCTTGGACCGATTACCGGCCTTGACATATCAGACAGAATATATGCCAAGGACATATCGACACCTACGATTTCATTCGATGTAGAGGAGCTTACGGAAACGGGCGCTGCGCTTGTCTACAAGTTTGCTAGGCGTGCCAAGTGGGATGATGTAACCGTTACGTTTTATGACACTAAGGGCCTGACGGCGAGCCTCGAAAGCTGGAAGAGCCTTGTCTGGTCGGACACGCAGGGCATCCGGCCGTCGGCAGAATACAAGAAGGATAGCGAGTTCCTGCTCGTCAATGCTTTTGGAAACCCGATTCTTCGTTACCGGCTTAAAAACAGCTGGCCGCGACAGATCGGCTATGGACGACTGACGTACACAGAAAATGATGCCAAGATCGTCAATCTGACGCTCACCTATGATTTTGCTGAAGTGAACGAGTTGTGACCTTCCGGCGTATATAAGTTACATTGAAAGGGAATTCCATGTCTGACGACAAGCCCGAAGCCAAGCCGAAGTCTGCGATCAGCATCCAGCCGGGGACGGCGCCTGAGAAAGTGCTGGATATCATTCTTGCCAAGGAAGAAATTATTCCTTGGGAACCGTGTACGCTCCCGAGCCGCGGCGCATATTATCTGGATAAGGATGGTAACGAGCGTATTCCTGGTGGTGCTGTTCAGGTACGTGCGTTTGGTATTTATGCCGATAAGATTCTGGCGACAGCGCGGCTGGCTAGGACTGGGAAGTCTCTTGATTGGCTGTTTAGGAAGTGCGTTCAGTTGCCGGAGGGTTTTGACCCGCTTGATCTGCTCGCCGGCGACAGGATATTCCTCTTGTATTATCTGCGCGGCATTACGTACGGGAACGATTACGAATTCCTCGTGACCTGTTCTAATACCGAATGTGGGCAGCAGTCTGGCCCACATAACTATGATCTCAACGATCTGTCAAAGACGATCAAGGCTCCAGATTCGTCGCTGGGTCGTGAGCCGTTCAGAATCGTTCTGCCATATCTCAGTGAGTATGTCGGCGTCGAATTCTGGGTCAAGGTGCGACTCCTGCGCGGCTCCGATACGCAGAACATGATTTTCCGTCGGAACGTTTCGAATGTTCTCAAGCCCAAGGCCCCGCGCGCCCGCACCGATGCAAGCCAGCTCGTCCCGAGCATGAACGAATCCATCGACGATACCGTATCGCAGAACTTGAATCTCGTGATTGAAGAGGTCATGGGCTCGAAGGATAGGGCCAAGATTGGACAGCTGGTCGAGAAGCTTCATTCGCGTGACACAGCTACGATTCGAGAGTTTTTGCGAGAGATGTCCCCCGGTGTGGAGACTCAGATCATCGTTACCTGCACGCATTGCGGTAACGAGATGACGGTTGATCTACCGATAACGGAATCGTTTTTTCGTCCAGCGCGACATGCAAGAATACGAACGTGAGTGGCAGCACCTGATGGAACAGAGCTTTGTCTTGAAGTACCATGCGAATATTTCGCTGATAGAGCAGATCTTCGTCACCGCGGAGGAGCGTGCATGGTGGGTTGATCGTATAAACAAGCAAAAGCAGGACGAGAATAAGGCGGTCGAATCCGCTAGATCTAAGACACCGTCACCTCCCAGAGTTCCCAAGCCGTCACGCGGCTGATTTCACATCCTCAAAAATATCGTATCTTCGTGGATCATCGTATGGCAAGCACACAAAATAGAATCTCCGCTCGTCAGGGCTTGCCTGTCGCCCTTGATGTGACGTTTTTTCGAAACGGTATTGCCCAAGAACCGTTTGCGATCCGTAGGGTAGATATCTATCGATCGTCCGTCAAGGATGAAAATCTCTTGACGCAGATCTTATTTGCTGACCCTGGTACACCTGAATATCCAGCCCCAGCAGAACGCAGACAGGACCCGGAAGGCAATATATTGCCCGGCGCATTTCGTCTACTATTTGACGTCCCGAAGAGCTACTCGCAAGACATTTACTTTGATGTGTGGCGATTTATTGCTGATCCAGTGGGCTCCTCAGAGGACCTTGACGATCCAGATCTATTAATCTGTCAATCCAACCGCTTCTTTGTATTTCCTGATGGATGGTTCCTCGACGATGGGCTGGAAAACATTCGGATTGGTTTTGAGCCGCTGGATCTGAAATTCAGGCGCCCTGAGAAGCGAATGCTAGAAGTTGGGTTGACGCCATTACCTCTCTTCGACTTCAATTCAAATCTAGTGATGCCTGTGTTGGCGCAGCTCCAGACGTTCATCCGAGTTGAGACCGAGAACTGTGAGCTCCTTGTCGACAATGAGCCATGCGTCATTGGGCTTCGTATGGGTTCGTTCCGTCACAGCCCATTCGTCGTCCAATTCGTGTTGGATACGTCGAGATTTCTCATTGGGACATATCGATATCAGATCAGTGTCCGCCTGCCAAATGGTCAAACCAGGCTTAGCGAAAAATTCACTTTCACCGTAAACTGACACATGCGTATAAGAGAAATCGATGAGCTGTCGGTAGGCGATGTCGTTAATATAGACGCCAGATACGCGGCAAATGAATATGTGGGGGAGATACAAGGGACTGTTACAGACATTACGCCAGATGAAGTTCTGGTACAAACCGGCAGTCTAGGGCTTGTCAGATTGAAGAAGAACAAAATCGACTTGGGCAAGCTTGAAGTGTATAAGTACATCCGAAGTGAATTCGATCACGCATTTCTTGCCGGCGCCATTATTCTAGAAGGATTTGAACGTAGGCTGATGGATGCCATGAGCCGTGAAGCTATCTGAGTTACATACCAAACCGAAGAAGCGCAAGATCAAATCCGGCGAAGAAGAGCGTCGGATCATGACAGATATCGTCATGAATCAGCCTAATCAAGCTTTCGTTACGTCTATGTCAGGTACCGATGGACATTCCGGGCGGCCAATCAACTATCTAAAGAACAAGCGGTAACATGCAGCTCGTATGGCTTAGATATCAGAATGAAGTAAATCGTAAATATATTCTGATGTTGCTACTTGCAGAGGATGGGGATAAGTTCATTGGTGTTCTATCGGATGTTATTAGTCATCTGGAAGCCGACAGAATCATTGCGGCGCGGGATGACCTACATAGAATGTCGTGTGCAGATCGTTTGAAATGGCTAAAAGAGAATACGAATGCACTTAAGAGCGGATTGCGAACGGTGTCGAAGGCTCATGCGACAGTCATGCGGCGGCTCGACGTTGGCAAGCAGAGAGATCTAACGGTGACAGCCGAGTGAGATGAGCTCTGCCTGGTCTAACCGCTTCAATCCTTGCTGATATAGATTTCTGGGCTGATCCCAACCCAATCTTTCTCCGATCTCAGACCAGTCCTTACTCTGTCCTTTTGGTGGAAGGCAATACCAAACCGGCACCGATGTCATGGATTCTATCAGAAAGAAATTGTGAAACAGAGACTTCGTACCCGCTTCATCATTATCTGGAGCAAGGATGACGCGTTCTGGCCTGAGTGCTAGCACTTTCTTTATCTGCGTACCTAATATGTCTGCGCCGCCGCTCGCCACCACATTCTCTCCCAGTGCGAACATGTTGAAGATCGATTCGACGATGACAATTTCTGTGCAGGGTTCTACGAAGTCGAAGCCGAAGACGAATTGAGACTTTTTGACGCCGCAAATGGCTTCGTCTGGGAAATTAAACGTCTTGTTGAGCATGCTTCTAGATTGCCAGTAAACGAGTTCCTCGTATTCGTAATAAGGGAAGATTATACTATCGGGAGTATA